ATAATTTTAAGAGAGTTCTTTTTAAACCAGGAACTGCTATTCAATCTAGAGAATTAACGACACTACAATCAATTCTCCAAAATCAGATTGAAAAGTTTGGTCAATATTTCTTCAAGGAAGGTGCAAAAGTAATTCCTGGGCAAACTTCATATGATAATCAATTAGAATATGTTAAATTAGATCCTACATTTTTTGGAGTTAATCTTAGAGATTATATTGAGCTTTTAGTAGATCAAACAATTATTGGAGAAATTTCAGGAGTAACTGCAAAAGTATTAAAAGTAATTACCGACGTAGAATCTGATGGGAATAGTAATACACTTTATATAAAATATATTAAAGGAAATAGTACAGATTTTAGAGATTCTAAATTTACAGACGGAGAAAGATTGATTGTAGAATCAACAATTACCAATGATAATATTACAATTCAATCCGGAAATTCATTTGCTACTTGTGTTTCTTCTTCTGCAACTGGAACTGCATCTTCTGCATCCATTTCTGATGGAATATATTTTTTGAGAGGTCATTTTGTAAAAGTCTTAAATGAAACTATCATTTTAGATCAATATAGCAATACTCCTAGTAATAGAGTTGGATTATTAATCAGTGAGGAATTTATTACTGCTTATGACGATTCTTCTTTATATGATAATGCTCAGGGTTATTCTAATTTTTCTGCCCCAGGAGCAGATAGATTTAAAATTTCTACAAATTTAATTAAAAAAGGTCTTGAAGATTTCAATGATGAAAATTTCATTGAACTGATGAGAATTATTGATGGAGTTTTGCAAGTTTTTCCAAAGGAAAATATTTCTGATAATATTCGTGATGAACTTGCTAGAAGAACCTATGATGAATCTGGAGATTATATTGTAGAACCATTTGAACTTTTTGCAAAAGAAAGTCTCAATGATCTTCAAGGTAATGGTGGAATTTATAATTCAAGTCAAAAAACTTCAGAAGGAAGAACTCCAGATGAAAATTTAGCAATTATTCAAGTTTCTCCGGGGAAAGCTTACGTCAGAGGTTATGATATTGCAAAAATTAATTCAACCTTTGTAGATATTGAAAAACCAAGAACTTCAAATACTGTAGATTCATTTTCATTATCATTCAATAGTACAAATAAAGTAATTGTAAACAATGTGTTTGGAAGTCCTCCAGTTGGACTTGGAACAACTACAATAATTAAACTTATTGATAGCCGAATTGGATCCAGTGGCTATGTTGCTGGTGGAAATGAAATCGGTGTAGCTAGACTGTATGATTATAAATTAGAAAATTCAAAATATAGTGATCCAACTACAACTGCAGAAGCTTACTTATATGATATTCAGACTTATACTAAAGTTTCTTTATCTTCCAATGTAACTTTAAGTACTCCTGCACATATTCGTGGAAATAGTAGTGGTGCAGTTGGATATCTTCAATCTACAGTATCTAATACTCCAAATTTAGTATTATATTGCACTAATGGATCGTTTTTACTTGGAGAATCTGTTTCTGTAAATGGAATTAGTTCAACCCCAACAATTTCTAGTATTCGGGATTATGATTTAACTGATGTAAAGTCATTATATACACGTGTTGGAATTAATACATTTAATGCAGATCTCCTATTAAATACTCCAAAGTATCTTGCTCCACAAGGAACACAATTTACATATACCAATGGTACAGTTACTGTAGGAATTACTTCTGCTGCTTCTGTTGGTATTAAAACTGGAGATATTATCAAATATACTCGTTCGGGATTTACGACATCAACTTATAATAAAGTAACTGCCGTAAGTCCTCAATTAAATACCTTTACAGTAACTGGAGTTTCTACAGTATCTGGAGTTTGTGATGGGCAAGCCAGCACTAGCACTTTTACTATCAATGATTTAACTATCGTAAGTTCTTCGCTGTATAATGCAAATAAGTCAGCTCTCATTAATCCCCTACCCAATCAAGATATTAGTGGAATTAATTTAGATAGTTCTACAATTAAGATAAGAAAAACTTATACTACTACTGCTTCTGGAAATCAAGTAAGTATTACAGAAACTGATAATAATTTGTTTTTTGTAAATTTTGATGTTGAAGATTATTTGTTAACATATTCTGATGGAACTGTTGAACCTTTAACAAGTGGAAATCTAATATTAACCAATGGCGGAAAAACTATAACATTTATTCAATTATCTAAAGCTTCAGATAGTAGTGTAAAAGTTATAGCAACTTTAGACAAAATTAAAACATCATCTAAACAAAAATTCCTAAATCGTTGTGCAACTGTAACTATTAGCAGGTCATCGTTAACTCAATCTGGAATTGGAACTTCTTCATTGAATGACGGACTGACTTTCAGTTCAATTTATGGAACACGAGTCCAAGATCCTGAAATTTCCTTAAATGTTCCAGATGTTCTTCGTGTTCAAGGTGTTTTTGAATCTTCAGATACAAGTAGTCCAACTCTTCCGAATGTAACTTTAACAGAAATTTCTGGAAATTTACTAAATGCAATTGTTGGAGATTTGGTGATTGGAAATTCTTCTAATGCATGTGCTAGACTAATTTCTACAACACCATCTTCAATCACATTTGCATATCAAACTGAAAATACTTTTAAAAGAGATGAAACTTTATATTTAAAGAAATCTGGAATAACTGGAAGAATTTTAACAGTTTCTGATGGTGATAACAATATTTCAGATCAATTTGAATTGGATAATGGCCAAAGATTGGAATATTTAGACTATTCTAGAATTGTAAGAAAGAAAACTTCATCCGCACCAAGTAAATCAATTACTATAGTATTTGATTACTATAGTATTCCCTCAGGAGATACTGGAGACTTTATATCATTCTCAAGTTATAGCTCAGATCAATATACCAGAGATATTCCTACAATTAAAAATGTGAGATCTACGGATGCTATTGATATTCGTCCAAGAGTTTCGGTATATAATCCATCTTCCAACACATTATCTCCGTTTGAGTTTAACACTAGATCTTTTGTTTCTACTGGAACATATGCAAATTACCCAATTCTAACTAATAGTCAAATTATTCTTGGGTATTCTTACTATTTACCTAGAATTGATATATTGATGCTAACCAAAGATGGATTTTTTGAACTTAGAAAGGGGGTTCCATCAGATAATCCAAAACCGCCGATTGACATCTCAACTTCATTAAATATTGCAACCATTAAATTATCTCCATTTGGGTATGATGCAAAAACAGGAATTAAAATATCTCCAATTGAACATAAAAGATATCGGATGTCGGATATCACAAAACTTGAGACTAGATTATCAAATGTTGAAACTTACACATCATTATCTTTATTAGAAAGTGACACTTCAAATTTAAGTATTAAGGATGCATCAACTGGCCTTGATAGATTTAAGTCTGGATTTTTTGTAGATAATTTTAAAAATCATTCTGGTCACATTTTAAGGAATTCTAGCATTGATTCAATGCGAGGAGAGTTAAGACCATCTCATTATACAACAGCATTAGATCTATTAATTGGTTCCGAATCATTAATTGGAATTGGAACTACATCCAACCCAAATGCAGATATACAATATGTTGCCGATTTACAATCTCCAAATATTAGAAAAACTGGAGAAATTATAACATTAAATTACACAGAAACTGTAGCAATTCAGCAGAAATTTGCAACTAGAACTGAAAATCTAAATCCATTTGCTGTGTCTACTTGGATTGGAACTCTTAAATTAAATCCAGAATCAGATACTTGGATGTCTGAAAAGAAATTAGATATAAGAAATATCCAAGAAGAAGGAAACTATAATCAACTTCTTACTCTTACAAATGCAGATCCAAATACTGGATTTTCTCCTGTAGATTGGGGTGCTTGGGAAGAAACTTGGTCCGGTACAAGAGTTCTTAATACTGAATTAGTAAGATCTGATACAGTTCGTGGAACAACTCCCATTTCGGATACGGGATTTGTTCGTACTGGAACTAGACAAGAGGATTGGCCATTTATTTTAGCAGTAAGAACTCAAACATTTTCAGATACTGTCAATAATTTATTTTTACAAACTTCTCAGGTAGATCAAAAATTATCTAGAACTGGAGTTCAATTTCAAGTATCTCAAAAAATTGATCAAAGAAGTCTTGGATCTTCTATAGTTAGTAGAGAAATTATACCATATTGCCGTTCAAGAAATATTGAATTTACTGCAAAAAAATTAAAACCCAGAACTCGTTTTTATGCATTTTTTGATAATGTAATAATGACAAATTATTGCATTCCAAAACTTCTTGAAATTTCAATGACTCATGGTGTTTTTCAAACTGGGGAAACTGTAGTTGGATATGTTGCTGGAAGTACTGTTAGAAACACTCAAAATAGTTTAATTCGGTTTAGAGTTGCTCAACTTAATCATAAGTATGGACCATATAATTCTGCAACTGAAACTTATCAAACAAGTCCATATTCTGATACCGTTACTTTAGGATCATCATATTCGGCAACTAGTCAAATATTGAATGTAGATACATATTCTTTACAAATTCAATCTGAAAGTTCCTTCTATGGATATGTTGGAAAGGATGTAATACTGGTTGGACAAACTAGTGGGGCTCAGGCAATTATTACAGATTTGAGACTTGTTTCTAATGAAAGTGGAACTCTAATTGCATCAATTTATTTGCCAGATCCAAATTTAGCAAATACTCCAAAATTCCAAACCGGCAAAAAAACATTATTATTAACAGCAGATGAAACAAATAATCCACTTCCCGGTTCATATACTAGTCAGGCTCAAAGTACATTTACTGCATCTGGCGAACTAAATATAACTCAAGAAACTGTAATATCAACCAGAAATGCAACTATTCAGAGACAACAAACTACAGATACAACAACAAGATCAAGTGTTGTAACAACCACATCAAGAACAACAACTAATCAAACTAGAACTGAAAAAACTCAAGCTTGGGTTGATCCTCTTGCAGAAACAATTTTAGTAACTGATAATGGTGGTATTTTTGTTACTTCACTTGACATATATTTTGCAACTAAGGATACTAGTATTCCAGTAACTTGTCAAATTAGAACTACTCAAACTGGAATCCCAGGCGCAGAAATTATTCCATTTAGTGAAACTACTATAGAAGCGAGTCAGGTAAGAGTATCAAATGATGCCACTATTCCAACAAAATTTACTTTCAGTTCTCCAGTTTTCTTAGAGGGAAGTAGAGAATATGCAATAGTTCTTCTATCAGATTCTAACAATTATACCGCTTGGATTTCACGAATGGGTGAGGAAGATATTAGTACTAGAAATCTTGCAGAAACTCAAAAAATTATTGTATCTCAGCAACCATATTTGGGAGTATTATTCAAATCTCAAAATGGTTCAACTTGGGATTCTAGTCAATTAGAAGATCTTAAATTTACATTATACAAAGCAAAATTCGTTCAAACCCCAGGAGTATTGAAATTATATAATCCAAAACTTGGAGTTGGAAATAATCAAATTCCTCAATTGAGACCAAATCCATTGAACGTTCTTTCTAAAGAAGTTCGTGTTGGCTTAGGTTCTACTGTTTCTACTACATTTTTAAATCCAGGAACTAATATTACACAATTAAATAATTTAAATGCTATTGGAAAAATTACAAAAACCGCAGGTGCAATTCAAATTAATAATACCTCAGCACTCACTACAAATAATGTTGGATCTGGGCTAACTCCTTCAACTGGCAATTTCACATTTACCGGAGTCAACTTAACTTCAGTAACTGGAGTTGGTACAGGTGCTCAAATTCAAATTTCTATAAACTCAGGTGCAATTGGTGTTGTAACTGTAACTAGTGGTGGTTATGGTTACGCAGTTGGTGATGTTGTTACTGCCAAAATTGGTTCATTGAGTCAAAATGTAAGATTTAATGTTGGAATTGTTTCTGCAACAAATTTCTTAATATTAGACAACGTACAAGGTAATTTTGATACTACAAATCAAATTGCGTGGATAGTTCCAAGTGGACCAAACGTGGGTATAGCATCTACTTTACCTGGAGCAATTCCGACTAATATTACTAGCCTTCCAGATAGAAATGGTTTATATGTAAAAGTAAATCATAGAAATCATGGTATGCATTCTAGAAATAATAAAGTTACTATTTCCAATGCAATTGGAGATAAACCAATTACAAACTTAGCATTAAATTATTTGAATAGTTCAACTACAAATATATCATTAAATTCAGTCGGAATCTTTACCAGTTTTGAAAATGTTGGAGTATCTAGTACAAATCCAGGTTACATTAGAATTAATAATGAAATTTTATCGTATACCGGAACAGATTTAGTTTCAAATCCTCCACGTTTAACTGGAATTGGTAGAGGAATTGATTCAACAATTCCACAAACACATTCAATAAATGATGTAGTTATGAAGTATGAGTTGGGAGGAATTTCTCTCAGAAGAATTAATACAACTCATAATTTTGTAGATGTTGATGTTGCAAATGAAATTACTTTAGATTCTTATTATATTAAAGTGAATACAACTTCAACTGGAATTGGTACTGCACGGGATGGTACAAATGGATTACCAATTTTAGGTGCAGAATCTTCTACTTTTGGTGGGGGTTCTGGTGTAAGAGCTACTCAAAATATTCAATTTGAAACAATTACTCCAAATGTTCAGTTATCTGTTCCAACAAATACTGAAATTTCAACAAGAATACGAACAGTAACTTCTACAAGTGTAGATGGAACTGAAATCTCATTCAATGATGTTGGATATGAGCCTATCAATTTAAATTCCATTAATAATTTAAATAGTCCAAGAATTATTTGTTCACAAGTAAATGAAACGGATAAACTTTCTAATCTTCCTGGAAATAAATCCTTTACTATGGAAATGACTTTAAGTTCATTTAGTCCTAATTTATCCCCTGCAATTGATCTTGACAGAATTAATATTATTACAACTTCCAATAGAATTGATAGACCAATTATTGATTTTATAAATGATTCTAGAGTAAACCTAGATCAAATAGATCCTTCTTCGGCAACATATGTAACTAAGAGAATTAATTTGGAAAATCCAGCAACCTCAATTGATGTTAGATTTGCAGCAGTTAGAAATTTATCTAACGATATCCGTGTTCTTTATAAAATTTTTAGAGCAGATTCTCCCGATGGAGATCAACCATACATTCTATTCCCAGGCTATAATAAACTTGGAGATGGAACTTCAGATTCTATTGTAGCAACTAGTAAAATTGATGAATTTTTAGATTATAGATATACCGTAGATAATTTATCTCCATTCAATGGATTTGTAATTAAACTCATTATGGTAGGTACAAATCAAGCAAGTGTCCCTAGAATTAAAGAATTTAGAGCCATCGCATTAGCCTAATGAATAACATTTACGACCGAGATTTAATATCCGTTGAAGGAAATACTTCACTGAAACGTGATATATCTTCAAATGCAATTGTAAATATTGATAAAAACTCATATGAAGAGTACGTGATAATGCGTCAGAAAAAAATAGAAGAAAGAACTGAAATTGAAATTATTAAAACAGAAATTTCGGAATTGAAAACCTTGTTACAGCAAGTAATCAGTAAGTTATAAATACTTAAAGATAATTTGCCAAGATTTAAGCATGGCAGTAAGAGTAGTAAATCTGGTAATACCTCAGGGAACTGATTTTAATACCTCATTTTTAGTTGAGGAATTTAATGGATTGCCTATAGATTTTACTGGCTATACTGCAGTTTGTGATATTAAAAAACATCCCTCAAGTTCAACTAAAGTTGGAATGGCAGTATCCTTCCCAAATGCTGTATATGGTGAAGTTAAAGTTTCTTTAGGATCTACTTTAACAACTACATTGAAAGAAGGGAGATATCGTTATGATGTTTTGATCACCGAAACTTCAACTGGAATTAAAACAAGAATTGTTGAAGGATCAGTGATTGTAACCGCAGGAGTTTCAACCTCATGAGTCAATTTAATATTCAATTATCCGATCAAAATCGGGTAAAAGTTACACAAAGTTTAAAATCTTTTAATACTATTAATTCATTATTAAATGTTGATGTAACTGGATTATCTAATGGAAATATTTTAGTATATAATTCTACAACTGGAAAATGGACTGCTACATCTAATATTACCGGATTGAATATTGATGCTGGAACTTTTACCACACCTTTAACTACTATTAGAATTAAAAGATCTGGAATTTCATCTACTCCTACAGTTCAATATGGTGAATTGGCGGTAAGTGTAAATTCTGGTCTTTGGAATGATAATGGTGGAAGATTATGGGTAGGAAATGGTTCAGGTGTTCCAGTAGTTATTGGAGGAAAATATTTTGCAGATCTTGCAGATCATCAACCTGGAGTATTAACTCCATCTAGTGCTATAATTGTTGATCAAAACTCTAATATTGATACATTGAATATAACTGGGAGAGTTTCAATTGGAGGATCTTTAAGTATAAGTGGAAACATATACTCTACTAGTTTAGATGTTGCTAGTATTGGAATTAGCTCCAATATAATTTCAACTAAAGTTGGATCTGGAAATGTATTGTATATTGATCCATATCCTAGTGGATTTAGTAATCAAGGAACCGTCATAATTAAAGGAAATTTGCAAGTTGATGGAACAACAACTTCTGTAGATTCCACAACCATAACAATTAATTCTCCGATTATAAGTCTAGGAAATGTTGTAAGCAATAGAACCGTTATTGGAAATGTTTCTGCAGGCTCTACAACTATTACTTTAGATAGTATAGTTGGAATTAATACTGGTGATGTTATTACATATAGCTTAGGATTACCTGCAAATGAAAATTTAAGAACAGTTACTTATTATAATTCCTCAGTTAATACAATTCAAATTGCTGGAACAATTTCTGGGTTATCATCATCAACTCAACTTATAATTACTCATGCTTGGGATACTCAAACTAATCGTGGAGTTTCATTTAATTATAATGATGACAGTGTTGGATTAGGAACCTCTGCAACTAAAACTGGATTTTTTGGATATCAAGATTATAATAAAAGATTCACCTTTGTTCCAGATGCAACTATTGGAGTTACTACTTCAACTGGATTATATGGTTATGTAAGTGGAACTAAAGGTTATTTGGATATTAAAGGACTTTATTATCAGCCAGCAGATATAAGTCAATATGGAGTTGTTTATTTTGATTCTTCTGGATTGATGAATTCTACAGTTGCTCCTGGAAGTGGAACAACTACTTCTAACTATATACTAACGACAGTTACGGGAACTGATGTTCCTGTTTGGACAAATCGTATAGATGGAGGAACTTTCTAATGAATCCCGAAGTTGATATTAACATTTTAATTCAGACTTTTACAGATAGAATGTCTACATTATACCGAGAAAACGTTATACTTGATGCAAAATATAAAAGTTTACTTAAAGATTATAATGAAATTCATTCAAAGTTAACAGCAAATGAAACCATCCAGTAGACAAGGACTAATAGATTATTGTCTGAGAAGACTGGGATATCCAGTATTAGAAATTAATGTGGATGAAGATCAGATTGATGATTTAGTTGATGATGCACTTCAATATTTTCAAGAACGTCATTTTGATGGCGTAGAAAGAATGTATTTAAAATATAAAATTACTCAAAGTGATATTGATCGTGCAAAAGCAAATGTCACTACTAGTAAAACTGTAGGTATTACTACTTACAATTATCTAGAATCTACAAATTATATTGAAATTCCCGATAGTGTGATTGGTATTGAGGGAATTTTTAGATTTGATGATAGTACATTTTCAAGTGGAATGTTCAATATTGCATATCAAATTTTTCTAAATGATGTTTACAATTTTACTTCTATTGAACTTTTAAATTATAGTATGGTAAAGGAATATCTGGAAACTATTCAATTTTTAATTAGTCCTCAGAAAAAAATTAGATATTCAAAAAGACAGAACCGATTATATATTGATATGAATTGGTCAAGTGTTCCTGTTAATAGTTATGTGGTTATTGACTGTTACAGAATTTTAGATCCATCAAATTTTCCTAAAGTTTGGAATGATTCATTTTTAAAATTATATTTAACATCATTAATTAAAAAACAATGGGGTCAAAATATGAGTAAATTTTCTGGAGTTAAATTGCCGGGTGGTGTGGAATTAAATGGCAGACAAATGTATGAAGATGCGGTAAATGAGCTATCAGACATTAAGCAAAGAATGTCTAATGAATATGAATTACCACCATTAGATCTTATTGGATAATCATGCTTAATCCATATTTTCTTCAAGGAAGTTCCTCCGAACAAAGATTAATTCAAGATTTAATTAATGAACAATTAAAGATGTATGGGGTGAGTGTTGGCTATATGCCAAGAGGATTTGCTGTAGAAAATACAATTATTAGTGAAAATATTATTGGAAATTTTAAAGACAATTTTTATATTGAAGCTTATGTAGGATCTTATAATGGATTTGGTGGTGGGGGAGATATAATGTCAAAATTTGGCATTAAAGCAAGTGATGAATTGACTTTAATTATTTCTAGGGAAATTTTTGAAGATTTTATTTCCCCATTTATTGAAACTGCATTTGAAGATGAGAAATATAAAATTTCAAATAGACCTAAGGAAGGAGATTTAATTTATTTTCCATTTACTAATATTTTATACGAAATTAAATTTGTTGAACACGAAACTGAATTTTATCAATTGAATAAACTTTATGTCTATGAACTTCGTTGCGAACCATTTATGTTTGAAGATGAAGAGATTACTACTGGAATTGAAGAAATTGATAGTATTCAATCTGATCGTGGAATTGATACCATTTTAACTTTAAGTGGATATGGAATTACAGCCCAAGCTTCTACTTCTTTAGTAACTGGTGGAGTAAATAGAATTTACATGGTTAATGATGGTTATGGATATAGTTCTACACCAACTGTAGCAATTTCATCTGCTCCTGCTGGAGGAACTAATGCTACAGCAATTGCTCAAATGATTAAATCTGGAATTACAACTACATATTCGGTAAATCAAGTTTTAATTACAAATCCTGGTGCTGGATACACAATTGCGCCAACTATTACATTTATTGCTGGTGGAGGTTCTGGAGCAATTGCAACTGCAGGAATTGCAACTAATTGCATTTCAAGGATTACAATTACAAATCCTGGAACAAAATATTCATCTCCACCAACAATTACAATTGCTCCTCCTCCGGCAGGAGGAATAACTGCTATTGCAACTGCAAATATTGGTGCTGGTGGTACAATTACTAATATTTACATTTCAAATGCTGGTGCTGGATATACTACAATTCCAGAAATTACATTCCCAACTGCAACAGCAGGAATTGGTACTTATGATACATATGTATTAAATGAAAATATTATTGGTAGCGCCACAAGTACTACTGCACTTGTAAAAACTTGGGATGCTTCAACTGGAAAACTTCATGCTTATAGATTAGACGGTAAATTTATAGTTGGAGAAGTAATTACAGGAATTTCAAATGGTGCAAAATACTTCTTAGAATCAATTGATTATTTTAACGATAATCAAAATTTTGAATCTAATGATGATATTGAAAATGAAGCAGATCAAATTATAGATTTTTCAGAATCAAATCCATTTGGAGAATACTAATGTTAGGAACTTATTTTTACCATCAAATAATTAGAAAAAATATTATTGCCTTTGGAACATTGTTCAATAATATTGAAATTCATCATTCCAATGTAGATGGCGATATTTCAATCATGAAAGTTCCTTTGGCCTATGGTCCAATTCAAAAATATCTTGCAAGAATTTTACAACAGCCAGATTTAAGTAAGAAAGGAACATTAACTTTACCTAGAATGTCATTTGAAATGACGGGATTGGAATATGATCCATCAAGAAAATCTTCCATTACACAATCTTTCGTTGCCGTAAGTTCTACTAATAGATTGAATAAAGTTTATATGCCTGTCCCATATAATTTAAAATTTCAATTAAATATTATGGCAAAATTAAATGAAGATATACTTGAAATAATTGAACAAATTTTACCATATTTTCAACCAGCTTTTACAATTACAATTGATTTAGTTGAATCTATTGGAGAAAAAAAAGATACTCCAATTATTCTCAATTCTATTCAACAGACCAGTGACAATTATGAAGGAAATTTTGATGAAGTTAGAGTCTTAATATATACTTTAGGGTTTACTGCAAAAACTAATCTGTTTGGCCCTGTTGTTGATAGTACAGATAAACTGATCAAAAAAGTTCAGGTTGATTTTCATGATGGAACTGACATTATTAATTCTAAGAGAGTGTTGCGATATGTTGCAACTCCAAAAGCTCTTCAAGATTATAATAATGATAATGTTATTAATTCTGCTGATGATGCTTTGATTCCACCCGGAGACGATTTTGGTTTTAATGAGACAACATCATTTTTCCAAGATTATAAAACATATAGCCCATCTCAACAGACAGATTTAGATATCTAGGATGTAAAATGACGGCTTTTAATAAAATAAGTGAAATACTTAACATAGATACAAATGTTGTATCTACTAAAATTATACCCACTGAAACTAAAGAAGTTGAAACTGAAACCTCAAGTGGACAAGATCCAACTAGGGATTATGAATATACAAGATCTCAATTATATTCATTGATTGAAAAGGGTCAAGAAGCTGTTAACGGAATTTTAACTGTAGCAACGGATACAGAACATCCAAGGGCTTATGAAGTTGCTGGACAACTTATAAAAAATGTAGCAGATATTACTGATAAATTAATTGATCTTCAAAAGAAAATGAAAGATCTTGATGATAAATATCATGGTCCAAAAAATGTTACAAATGCATTATTTGTGGGTTCAACTGCCGAACTTTCAAAATTCTTAAAGCAAGGTGTTCTAAATATTAAAGAGGAAAAATAAGATCAATGAACTGGTCTAATTTAATTGAACAACTTAAGTCATTCAAAACTCCAGAACAGATTGCTAAAAAGCATCGCTTAGATGTTTCTTTTATTAAAAAACAGCTTCAAATTGGAGAACCGATTGAGCACGAGCATACAAAAAATCGTGAACTTGCCAGGGAAATTGCTCTTCAACATCTTGACGAAATTCCAGATTATTATACTCGTTTGAAAAAAATGGAGGCAGATGCTAAAAAGCATCATAAAAAATTTAAAGATGTAAAGGAGAAAAATGAATTTGATATGGATGTTCCTATGCATATTAAATATGAAAAAAGATATTGCCCAAAATGCAAAAAGGAAGAATTGAGACATGAATGTAAATATGGAGCAAGATATTGGGATTTATTTTCATTTCCCCTAAAGTTGAAAGAAGAAACTACATCTGGAGACCAAGGACTTCATGATTGGTTTGAAAAATCAAAATCATCCACTGGAAAAAAAGGTTGGGTTCAATTGGGTGGAAAGTTTGCAGGAAAACCTTGTGCTCGGCAGCCAGGACAAACTTCTACTCCAAAGTGTGGAAGTTCAAAAATGGCAGCAAATTTGTCACCAGAAGAAGAAGAATCAGCAAGACTTAGAAAAAATAGACAAGATCCAAATCAACCAGAAAAAACTGGTGCAGCAAAACCAACTAATGTTAGGACAGAAGAAATGGATTTACAAGAAGTAAAAGATAAACCGGGAAAAGGTAGTGGAAAAAAAGATGCTTGTTATACTAAAGTAAAATCTAGATATTCAGTTTGGCCAAGTGCATATGCTTCTGGAGCACTTGTCAAATGTCGCCAAGTTGGTGCTAGTAATTGGGGAAATAAAAGTGAAGCAGTAAATCCTGCTCAACAAGCAGCGATTGCAATTTTTATGAAAAAGAAAGGAATTAAACCAAAATCTAAAGTTAGTGAAGCATGTTGGGATGGGTATACCGAGAAAGGTATGAAGAAAAGGGGTAAGAAAATGGTTCCAAATTGTGTTCCAGTAAAAGAAAGTCATATTGCAATTGCAATGGGAAAGGAGCTTGATGATGAAGGAGGTATGATTAAAAATCAACTTGAACAAATTAATAGATTTATTAAAATGCTTCGTTCAAATATACAAGATGATGAAATGCAAGTACCTGCTTGGGTTCAATCAAAAATAACTCTTGCTGCAGATTATTTGGATACTGCTGCAAATTATATGGCAGGAAAGGGTGAAGAAGTTAAAGAAAGCATTGATGGATCTTTAGTATATGAAGCTGTAAAAAGAATTCAAACTGTAGGACAGCTTTATAATATCGTATTAAATTTTCAGGCTAAAACATACAACTTGAAAATATACTTCCCAAGCCAACAGAGACCCACCCAGGAGGACGTACAAGATGCCGTAAATAAGATTTACCCTGGAGCTATCGTTTATGCGTATTATCCCTCTGTGAAGGCCGTAGACAGCGGTTATTTGCTTGCAAGAGAATCGGTAGATCATGCGATTGCAGCAAGATGTGTGGAAGTTGAAGATGAAATGAGGAAAAGATCAAAAAACTATTTGATAAATATTGGTGTGATAGGAGAAGCAAAATCTCCTGCTTGGCAAAGAAAGGCTGGTAAAAATCCAAAAGGTGGTCTTAATGACGAAGGAATTAGTTCTTACCGAAAAGAACATCCTGGGTCAAAGCTTCAAAAGGCAGTTACAACCAAGCCATCCAAACTCAAGCCAGGAAGTAAATCATCAAATAGAAGAAAATCTTTCTGTTCTCGTATGTCGGGAATGAAGAAAAGATTAACTTCTGCTGAAACTGCTAGAGACCCAAATAGCAGGATAAATAAAGCACTACGTCGTTGGAATTGTAACTAAAGTTTAACCTGGAGCGACTGATTCATGGCTCAGTGGAACAAGAATAAACAAGATTATCTAGATCAAGAAAAAACACTTTTTGAAGTTTATATGCGTTCCAATAGGTACGGTGAGATTTATGATGATTTAGGTCAAGGATTTTCTGGAGACCTTTTTGGTCGTCTAAAAATTTCCCAACCATTTACACTTTTTGATTCTACCCATCGTTATTCTCAATGCGGAGATTTTGATGATGTGGTTCTTGGTGCAGGTTCAACTGTTGGAATCTTAACTCATCAGAGTACTACAACATTAGGAATTGGAACTACTGCAGGATGTTCTCTCATAAGAGAAAGTAAAAGAGTATTTTCATATCAACCAGGAAAGTCTTTACAAGTTCTACAGACATTTGTAATGGCACCACCAAAATCAAATCTTACACAAAGAGTTGGTTATGCATCATCAACAAATGGTGTATTTCTAGAACAAGAAACGGGTGCTGCTGGAGTTACCACAGCATACTGGGTAATGAGAACTGAAAGGTCTGGAATTAGTACAGAAATCCGAGTTCCACAATCTCAATGGAATAGAGATACTTTTGATGGGACTGGATTTAGTACAAGCAATCCAAGTGGTATTGCATTAAATTTAACAAAGGCACAAATTTTATTTACTGAATATGAATGGTTGGGTGTTGGTGCAGTTCGTTGTGGTGTTGTGAATGAAAATGGTATTTTCCATATTCTACACATATTTAATCACTCAAATGTGATTGATAGCACTTATATGACTACTGCAACTCTTCCAGTTCGTTATGAGATTTTTAATACTGGAATTACTACATCATCTTCCACAATGAAACAGATTTGTGTATCTATCCAATCTAATGGTGGTTATGAAAAGAAGGTTGCACCCGATGTTGCAAGACAACTAAGTTTAGTGTCTGTCGCATCTACAAATTTTATTCCTTTGGTGAGCATTCGTCTTAAAGCGAGAAGAGAAGATGCAGTCATAATTCCAAATCAAATTAACGCACTTCCAAATAGTTCAACTTCGGTTTATTATGAGGTTGCACTGATTAAAAATGCTACAATTAGTGGAGGAACTTGGGTTAATTCTTCTTCAGCAAATGTAGAAGAAAATACAACTGCAACTTCTATGAGTGGAGGAACAATAGTAAGATCAGAATATATGACTTCTGCAAATAAGGCATCTACTTCTTTAAGTGCAGAACAAGAATATAATTGGGATTTGCAACTTGGAAGAACACAAACAAAGGTGAGTGATACATATACATTAGCAGTCAGAGCAATTTCTGGAAGTGGAGATGCGATTGGTTCTTTAAGTTTTTATGATTTGACGTAGGAGAATTATTATGTCTAGTGATGTCTATTTGGGCAATCCTCTACTCAAAAAAGCAAACACTCCGATTGAGTTTACAGAAGATAATATCGTAGAGTTTGTAAAGTGTAAAAAAGATCCCATATATTTTGCAAAAAATTATATTAAAATTGTATCACTTGATCATGGTTTAGTACCATTCATAATGTATGATTTTCAAGAAAAATTAATTAATAATTTCCACAATAATAGATTTAATATTTGTAAAATGCCTCGTCAAACAGGCAAATCTACTACGGTAGTTGCATATTTACTTTATTATGCAGTATTTAATGATAATGTGAATATAGGTATTCTAGCTAACAAGGCATCTACTGCCAGAGAGTTATTAGCTAGACTGCAACTTGCATATGAAAATTTACCCAAATGGATGCAACAGGGTATTTTATCATGGAACAAAGGTAGTTTAGAGTTGGAAAATGGATCTAAAATTATCGCAGCTTCAACTTCTGCTTCAGCAGTCCGAGGAATGTCCTTTAACATTATATTTCTTGATGAGTTTGCATTTATCCCTAATAATATTGCTGATCAATTCTTCTCTTCTGTATATCCAACAATTTCATCTGGAAAGTCCACTAAAGTAATTATTGTATCAACTCCTCATGGAATGAATCATTTTTATCGTCTTTGGCATGATGCTGAAAGAAATAAAAATGAATATGTTCCAACTGAAGTTCATTGGTCAGAAGTTCCCGGAAGAGATCAAGAATGGAGAGAGCAAACGATTGCAAATACTTCAGCTCAACAATTTGCTGTTGAATTTGAATGTGAATTTTTAGGATCAGTTGATACATTAATTACTCCATCAAAATTAAAATCACTAATCTATGATGATCCAATAAAGTCTAATCGTGGATTGGATGTATACGAAGATCCCAAAGATGATCATAACTATATTATTACTGTAGATGTGGCTAGAGGAATTGGAAATGATTACTCAGCCTTTATTGTTTTTGATATAACTAATTTTCCATATAAAATTGTAGGAAAATATAAAAATAATGAAATTAAACCTATGCTTTTTCCAGCAATTATTCATCAAATTTCAACAGCATATAATAATTCTTTTATTTTAGTTGAGATTAATGATATTGGAGATCAAATTGCAAATATACTACATTATGATTTAGAATATGATAATATTTTAATGTGTGCTATGAGAGGAAGAGCTGGTCAACTTGTTGGTTCTGGTTTTTCTGGAAATAAAACACAACTTGGCGTTAAGATGTCAAGGACTGTTAAAAAAATTGGTTGTGCAAATTTAAAAACTTTAATTGAGGATGATAAATTAATTTTTTCGGACTATGACGTTATCAGCGAATTGACTACATTCATTCAAAAAAACCATTCGTTTGAAGCAGAAGAAGGTTGTAATGATGATTTAGCAATGTGTTTAGTTATCTTTTCTTGGCTGGCTCTTCAGCCATATTTTAAGGAGATGACTGATGATGATGTTCGTAAAAGAATTTATGAAGATCAGCAAGATCAAATTGATGCAGATATGGCTCCATTTGGATTTGTTTCTACTGGTATAGATGATTTAGAGGGTGTGGTAGATGTTCAAGGAGATCGTTGGATATTTGCGAAGGATGATGAGCAACAATTTTGGACAGAAAAATATAATTTAGACGAATATGGTGATAGATCTTACATGTGGGAATATCGCTGAGAGATTTAATTTATAAATATTTGTTAGAGCAAATGAAGAATTACTGAGGAATTCAAATGGCTTTAGGTTTAATTTCACCTGGGGTAAAAACAAGAGAGGTTGATCTCACTACTGGAAGAACTAATGCTGCAACTCCTTTAACGGGAGCCTTTGCAGGGCCATTTGAAAGAGGTCCAGTAGAATATCCAATTTTAATATCTAACGAAAAAGAATTAATTGATAATTTTGGGAAACCCCAAGTAAATGATGCACAATATGAGTATTGGTATTCGGCTTCTAGTTATCTTTCTTATGGGGGAGTACTTCAACTTGTAAGATGTGATGGTACAAATTTAAATAATGCTAATGCTCCTACTAATGCGGGTATTGGTTCAACTACAGTTAAAATTAAAAATTACGAAGATTACAATACCAATCATACTAGTGCATCCAGTTGGGGATGGGCAGCTAGAGAACCTGGAACTTGGGCAAATAATTTAAAGGTCTGTTTAATTGATGCTCTTGCGGATCAAACACTTTCTGGAGTTGTAACCGGAGTTTCAACTTCATTAACAACAGTAGTTACTGGTATTGCTACGACTGCGGGAACTTTTAGTGAAGCTTTTGATGTAAGTGTCGGCGTTGATACTTCAAATCTTTTGATTGGAGATTCAGTTAACGGAACTTTTATCACTTCAGGAACTACAATTCTTTCCATTGGAGTAGGAACTGTATATCTTTCACTTCCTTCATCTTCGGTGGGAGTTGCTACTACAACTTTAACTTTCAGTAGAGGAACTTCAACAGTTCAAACGTATTCTGAAGTTTCTGTCGGAGCTGCTGTAACACAATTTTTTAGCTCTAGTGTCAGTGGAGTTGGAACTGTATCAGTTGTAAGTGGTTATTTGAAAGGAATTGTAACAGGTGTCGGAAGTGCATCAGTTGATGTAAAGATTGTAGGTGTTGTAGATTCAACTGTAGGAGAATTTCCAGTTTCATATTCTCCAGGAACTTACCAATTCACTCCTACTGGATCATTTATTGGAATCGGATCTACTGGCACTACTACTGCCACAATCACGGATTGGTATTCTAATCAAACTTTGAAATTAACCAATTCAACTGTTTATTGGTCTCAAATTGCTCCAAAACCAGGAACAACTGCATATGCATCTACAAGAAATTGTAAAAATGATGAAATGCATCTTGTGGTTGTAGACGATAGTGGTTCAGTTACTGGAATTTCTGGAAATATTTTAGAGAAGCATATTGGATTATCAAAAGCTTCTGATTCAGTTTCATCAGTTGCAGTAAATAATTACTATAAAACTTATGTTGCTCAAAATTCATCATATGTTTATGCAGGAGCTGCACCAATTGGATCAGCAACTGGATTTGCTGGAACTAGTGGTGGAGTTTGGGGACAAAAAGCTCAAGGAGTAACTTTTAATGCAACCGGTTCAGTAACTTATAATCTCTTGGGCGGAAATTCTTATGGAACTTCTGGAATTGCATCTGCATACACAAATCCACAGTATTCTACCACTTTAAGTGATTTAATTTCTTCCTACAGTTTATTTGAAAATATCAGAGAATACTCTGTAAATTATTTAATTATGGGTCCAGATATTACTGATAAAGTTACAACTCAGGCAAAGGCAAATAAACTAATTTCTATTGCAGATCTTAGAAAAGATTGTGTTGCTACAATTTCTCCTGATAAAGCTTCAATTTTAAATATTACAAATAGTGCAACTCAAACTACAAATGTTCTTAACTTCTATTCGCCAATAACTTCATCATCTTATGCAATTTTTGATAGTGGGTATAAGTATACTTATGACAGATTTAATAGTCAGTTTGTTTATGTTCCTTTAAATGCTGATGTTGCTGGCTGTTTAGCTAGAACTGCATATAGAGATTTCCCTTGGTTCTCTCCAGCTGGAGCTAAAAGAGGTGTTATTAACAATGCAGTAAAACTTGCATATAATCCATCACAAACTCAAAGAGATCAACTTTATTCTAGTAGAGTTAATCCCGTAATTTATTCTCCTGGTGCTGGAATTATTCTTTTTGGTGATAAAACTGGGCTATCATATGCTTCAGCTTTTGATAGAATTAATATTAGAATGTTGTTCCTTACAATTGAAGGTGCAATTGAAGTTGCAGCAAGAACTCAATTGTTTGAGTTTAATGATGCAATTACAAGATCTAATTTTGTAAATATTGTTGAACCATATCTTCGTGACGTAGTTGCTAAGAGAGGTATTATTGATTATAGACTTATTTGTGATGAAAGCAATAACACTCCGGCTATTATTGATGCAAATGAATTCAGAGCTGATATTTATGTGAAACCAGCTCGTAGTATTAATTTCATTGGCTTAACCTTTGTTGCTACCAGATCTGGTATCAGCTTTGAAGAAGTCGTCGGCAAAGTTTAATTACCTAAAGGAGTATAAAAAATGCCTTCCATTCAACAAATTCCAAATTCAGGATCTGACGGAAGATTTTTAGATAATTTCAAAGGAAGATTGGCTGGTGGTGGAGTTCGTCCAAATTTATTTGAAGTTGAAATTCCTTTTCCAGCCGCTGCACTTCCATCAGGAGTAAGTGATTCTCAGATCAACGACAAAATTCGTTTCCTTGTAAAAGCTACTTCACTTCCAGCTTCTACAATTACCCCGATTCCAGTTCCTTTCCGAGGAAGAACTCTTCAAATTGCTGGAGACAGAACATTTGAACCTTGGACAATCAGTGTTCTGAATGATACTGATTTTGTAATTAGAAATTCATTTGAAAGATGGATGAATTTCATTAACAGAAACTCTGATAACTCGGGTCAAATTGATCCTGCAGTTTATCAAGTTGATGCTAAAGTTTACCAATTGGGTAGAGCACCAACAACTAATGCAATTCAAAGTGCAAATTCTGTTCCAATTTTGAGATATTACAACTTCCACGGCATTTTCCCAACTTCGGTTTCGGGAATTACTCTTTCATATGATGCTAATAGTCAAATTGAAGAATTTCAAGTTGATTTACAAGTACAATGGTGGGAGGCCTATGACGGAAATAATTCCGTTCAGGTACGTTAATAAATAGATATAACTAAGCTAAAACATAATGGCAGGTCTATTTGGATTTTCTATTGATGACGGAAAAGATAAAAAGCCTAAGAAATTAATCTCCCCGGTCTCACCTAACAATGAGGACGGGGTTGATTACTATATTTCTTCGGGATTTTATGGTCAATATGTAGATATTGAGGGAGTATATAAAACTGAATATGATTTAATTAAAAGATATAGAGAAATGTCTCTTCATCCCGAATGTGATAGAGCAATTGAGGGTGTTGTAAATGAAGCTATCGTATCAGATTTAAATGATTCTCCAGTTGAAATTGAACTTTCCAATTTGGACGTTGGAGATGATATCAAAAATATTATCAGACAAGAATTTAAATATATTAAAGAACTCATGGACTTTGATAAAAAAGCCCATGAGATTTTTCGCAATTGGTATGTAGATGGACGTTTATATTACCATAAAGTAATTGATTTAGATAATCCCCAAAATGGAATTCAAGAAATCCGTTATATTGATGCAATGAAAATTAAATATGTTCGTGAGGCTAAAAGAAAAAATAAAGATGTTTTAGATATTAATAATTTAAGTGCAATTGGTAATGATGTTACAAAACTAGATTTTCCTGAAATTGAGGAATACTTTGTATATACTCCCAGAGTTCAAGGATTTACCACTGGTGCAACTGGATATGGTAAAGGATTAAAAATTGCAAAGGATGCAGTCACCTTTGTAACTTCTGGTCTTGTAGATCGGAATAAACAGACAATTCTTTCATACTTACATAAAGCAATTAAGGCTCTCAATCAATTGAGAATGGTTGAAGATAGTCTTGTAATTTATCGTCTTTCTCGTGCCCCTGAAAGAAGAATATTTTATATTGACGTTGGTAATCTGCCAAAAATTAAAGCAGAACAATATCTTCGTGAAGTTATGTCGCGGTATCGTAATAAATTAGTTTACGATGCAAATACTGGAGAAGTTCGGGATGATAAGAAATTTACAAGCATGATGGAAGATTTTTGGCTTCCTCGTCGTGAAGGTGGAAGAGGAACTGAAGTTACTACACTTTCTGGAGGACAAAATCTTGGGGAATTAAATGATATTGAATATTTTAAGAAAAAACTATATGAATCTTTAGGTATTCCAGAATCTAGAGTAGCTTCTGATAGTGGGTTTAATCTTGGAAGATCTTCTGAAATTTTAAGAGATGAAATTATGTTTTCCCGATTTGTAGGAAGACTTCGTAAAAAATTCAGTAATGTATTTCACGATATGTTGAAAACTCAACTTATTTTGAAAAACATTATTGCTCCAGAAGATTGGAAATGGATGAGTGATCATATTCAATATGATTATGTTTATGATAATCATTTTGCTGAATTGAAAGAAAATGAACTCATGAATGAGAGAATTAATCTTTTAAATCAAGTTGAACCTTTTGTTGGAAAATATTTTTCTGTAAATTATATTAGAAGAAATATTTTACGTCAAACTGATTCTGAAATCATAGATATTGACGGTCAAATGAATTATGAAAAAGAAGTTGGAATTATTCCCCCACCTGTAGATCCAGAAACTGGAATGCCAATTTCTCAAGTGATAAATGTTGGTCAAAATATGGTAAAACGTGGCCAAAAAGAAACTGAAAAAATATCATTAGGAAAAAATTCATCGGATCCTGAAATTAAAAAAACAGGAACAGAAGCAAAGGGAATTAATACTAAAAAAATAAGTAAGTTATAAATAACTTTAGATTTATAGGATTTTATGGATTCTTCTGATTTTGTTGGAATGGTTATGTCCGATGCTTCACCTTCGGAATTGAGTGATAGTATTAAGCAGCTTTTATATGATAAATCTTCACGTATGGTTAACGATATTCGTCCAATAGTAGCTTCTCAACTTTTTGATCCAACTTTAGAAGATGATGAAGAGTAATTTAAATGAAATTATTGATGATTCATTTTAAATGATAAATAATTAATAAATGTTAGTCTCTCACTAATGGCATTAAAAATAGTTCAAACATATGCCCAACTAGAAGCATCTTCTGGAGCTGCTACAACAACTGCAGGAATTGCATTAAAGACTGGATATATTAGAGTATCTACTGCTGCAACTGCTGCATATTTAGAAATTGGAAATGATCCTGTTGCTACAGTAAATTCTTTTCATATCCCAATTCAAACTGCACAAATTTTAAAAGAAAGAGTTGCTAGACAAGCAATTTCCGGTATTACTACAGGAACAACTACCACTATTTCATTTGCTGAAAATGCAGGAAATCCATTTTCAGTAAATGATTATGTTGCAATTCAAGGAGCAACTACATCAGGAATTAATACTACTCATACAAAAATATTATTTTCAAATTCAGATTCAATCGTAATTAATTTTAATAGTACTTCACTTACGAATGTTGCAATTGGAAGTAGTGCAGTTGTTGCAAGAAGTATTAAAATTTCTGCCCGTGCAAATGTGTCAACTTCAGTTCTTAGCATTTCAGAAGTTCAAATTAGCTCAGAGGCATAAAATGAAACTTATCACCGAACAAGTAGAAGAAGTTAAAGTTATTACCGAAAGTAAAAACGGTAAAAAGTCCATGTACGTGACTGGGCCTTTTCTTCAGGCTGAAATTACAAATCGTAATGGCAGGCATTATTCTTATGATATTCTTGAAAGAGAAGTTAAAAAATATAATGAAAATTATATTAAAAGTGGAAGAGCTTTAGGTGAACTTGGGCATCCTGATGGCCCAACAGTGAATTTACATCGGGTTTCTCACATGATTACTAGTCTTGTCCCAGAAGGAACAAACTTTATTGGAAAGGCAAAAATTCTTGAAACTCCTATGGGATCAATTGCAAAAAATCTTTTAGAGGGTGGTGTAAAACTTGGTGTTTCTTCTAGGGGAGTTGGTTCATTAATTGAACGTAATGGAATTAAATATGTTGGAGATGATTTTATGCTTTCAACTGCTGCAGATATTGTAGCAGATCCTTCTGCTCCAGATGCATTTATTCAAGGAATTATGGAAGGTAAGGAATGGGTATGGAGTAATGGAGTTTTATCAGAAAAAACTCTGCGTTCAATCAAATCTTTAACTCCAACAATTGATAAAACAGTTCGTGAAGATAGAATTTTAAATCTATTCAATCAGTATCTTAGAAATCTTTAATTTATAAATAAGTAATAGAATAAAGATAATTTTTATTCGGAGAGTAAAATGTCTGCTGGTAAACTACAAGAAATGGAATTAACGTCACAAGCCAAGCAATCAAAAACTGCTGTCAATGCAAATGCCAAACCAGGCGATCCAATGCATTCATCTTCAGATTTTGTATCTGCAACCCCAGGTCAAACAATTGATGTTTTAGGTGGTCCTACTCCTTACAATTATAAATCCACTGACGATTCTGCCAAATTAGCTGCCCCAAAACTTACTCATGTACAAAATGTGGTAAATGCTAAGGCATCTAGGGTTGAAGAAGCTGAATATGAATATGATGAAGATGAAGAACTTGTAGAAGAATCTGAAGAAGAGGAAGAGGAAAGTGGTAAAAAGACTCGTAAAAAAAGAGTAAAAGTACAAGAAGCTCGTAGGGCTAAAAAGAAAGAGGAAGAAGAGGAAGAAGAGGAAGAAGATGGGGAGGAAGATGAGGAGGAAGATGAAGAGGAAGGTGGTAAAAAAGATCGCAAAAAAATAAAAGAAGAATTTGATGAGGAAAGTGAAGATGAAGATGATGATATTGATTTTGATGTAGAAGATGATATTCAAGCTCTTTTTGGCGATGAAGAACTCTCTGAAGAATTTAAGTCAAGAGCTGCTTTAGTTTTTGAATCAGCTTTAAGAACAAAAGTAGCAGAAGCTGCTTCTATTATTGAAGCTCGTTATGAATCAGCACTTGAAGAAAATGTAATTCAAATTCAAGAACAATTAACTGAAAGAGTAGACTCCTATCTTGAGTATGTTTCTCAAGAGTGGATTCAAGAAAATGCTCTTCAAGTTGAAAGAGGTCTACAAGTTCAATTAGCAGAGTCCTTCTTGAGTAAACTCAGGGGGCTTTTTGAAGAGCATTATGTATCAATCCCTGAAGATAAATATGATGTTCTTGAGAGCATGGTAGAAAAACTAGATAACATGGAATCCAGACTCAACGAACAAATAGAAACAAATATTCAGTTAACTCATAGACTTAGCGAATCTGTATCAGATGGAATTATCCATGAAGTTTCCAGAGGTCTCGCAGAGACTCAAAAGGAAAAACTCGCAAGTCTTGCTGAAAGTGTTGAGTTCGTAAGTGAAGAAGACTATCGTGAGAAGTTGGAGACTCTGAGAGAGTCTTATTTCCCTAAAAATCCAATGTCTCATATCAGAGAAGATGAAATGCTTGGAACTGATTCAGAAGTTGTTTCTGATTCAATGAGTGCATATTTGAATGCACTTACAAAATTCTCTAAGTGATTATAAATAAATTATAAGTAAACACTTTTTCAAGACAAACAAACGGAGATTCCGCAAATGTACAATTCCCAACATTTGCAAGAAAAGTGGTCACCACTTCTTAATTGCGAAGGACTAAATCCTATCACTGATAATTATAGGAAGTCTGTTACCGCTATCTTGCTAGAAAATCAAGAAAGATTTTTAAAAGAAGAAAGAGGATTTCTTTCTGAAGCTTCACCCACAATGTCTGCTGGAGCTACCGGTTTTACTGGTTCTTCTACCGCCACTGGTCCTGTTGCTGGTTTTGACCCTGTTCTAATCAGCCTCATTCGTCGGTCAATGCCACAACTTATCGCTTATGATATTTGCGGTGTTCAGCCAATGAATGGTCCTACTGGACTCATTTTTGCAATGAGAACCCGTTATAATAATCAAAGTGGAACTGAAGCGTTCTTCAACGAAGCAGATTCTGCATTCTCTGGTCAAAATAGGGCTCTGAGCCTTTCTGCCGGTTTTGCAGATGCTGCTGCTGGTATTGGTACTACAGCTCAAACTGGAACCAATCCTGCAATTCTGAACGATCAACTTGCTGGCGTTGCTGGCATCGGTTCTACTTCATATAATGTTGGTGGTGCAATGGGTAATGCCGAGGCTGAGGCTCTCGGTGATGGAGTAAACTCAAATTTCTTCAATGAAATGGCTTTCTCAATTGAGAAAGTTACAGTTTCTGCGAAGTCAAGAGCACTCAAGGCTGAGTACAGCTTAGAACTCGCTCAGGATATCAAAGCAATTCACGGTCTGGATGCAGAAGCCGAACTTGCGAATATCCTCAGCACTGAGATTCTTGCTGAAATTAACCGTGAAGTTGTTCGTACAGTTTACAAAATTGCTGAAGCTGGTGCTCAGGTAAATACTGCCACCGCAGGTTATTTTGACCTTGATGTTGATTCAAACGGTCGTTGGTCAGTTGAGAAGTTCAAAGGACTTCTTTTCCAACTTGAGAGAGATGCTAATGCAATCGCTCAAAGAACTCGTAGAGGAAAAGGCAATATGATCATCTGCTCTGCAGATGTGGCTTCTGCCTTAACTATGGCAGGTGTTCTTGATTACACCCCTGCTCTGAATGTAGGTCTAAATGTAGATGATACCGGCAACACTTTTGCTGGTGTTATCAACGGTAAGTATAAGGTCTATATTGATCCTTATTCTGCTAACGTATCTGCTCAACAGTACTACGTTATCGGCTATAAAGGAACCAATCCTTATGATGCTGGCCTATTCTATTGCCCCTACGTTCCCCTTCAAATGGTTCGTGCCGTTGGCGAAAACACCTTCCAGCCAAAAATCGGGTTTAAAACTCGTTATGGTATGGTTGCAAACCCATTCGCTGAAGGTACTTATCAGGGATCTGGTGCTCTTCGTGTTAACGCTAATCGCTACTATAGAAGAGTTCAAGTTACCAACTTAATGTGATCAATATCACAGTTTAATTTTAGGGAGGCGAAAGCCTCCCTTTTTTGTATCTAAATAAAAATAAAATGTCATTAACATCTCAGATAGGAAATAGAAATTTTCTATCTCCAGTAGGGTTTAAATTTAATCTATCAAAATACCCAAAGGTAGATTTCTTCAGTAATAAAGCACAGTTACCAGGAATTAGTTTAGGAGTAGCAATTCAATCTACTTATTTAAAGGATATTCCTATTCCTGGAGATAAACTAGAATATGATGATTTAACTTTAAATTTTCTTGTAGATGAAAATATAGAAAATTATCTTACCATTTATGATTGGTTAATTGGATTAGGATATCCAGAAAATGTTTCTCAATTTAATGATTTAAGACTTAGAGATCCATACAATCCTTCTGGAAATGCTAGAGATTCTTATAATCAATATTCAGATGGATCATTAGAAATATTGGATAGTAATTATAGAGCAAAATTTAAAATTAAATATAAAGATTTATTTCCAACCTCATTAAGCTCTTTGGAATTTGATTCAACTGCAACTGATATAAATTACTTTACTGCAGTAGCTACATTTAAATATACTGTATTTGAAATACAAACTATAGAAGGTGCGATTTTATGACTATTGAGGAAATTCAGGATATGTGGAATAAAGACTCTGTGATTGATCCTGATAATTTACATTTAGAATCTATCCGAATTCCACAACTACATTCAAAGTATTTTCAAATTTATAACAATTTCAAACTTCTTCAAAAAAAATTAAATTACGAATATTGTGTATTAAAGAAAGAAAGATATGATTTTTATAAGGGAAAAGCTTCTCCAGAAATTTATGCACAAGAACCATTTCCACAAAAACTAATTGATAAAGATACTATAGTTCGGTACATAGATGCAGATAAAAAATTAAATGAGCTTAAAATGAAAAATGAATATTATTTGATCGTTTTAAATTTTATTGAAGAGATTTTAAAGGTAATTTTAAACCGAACATATCAAATTAAAAATTCCATAGAGTTTCAAAAATTTATAGCTGGGTATAGCTAATGGCCGACTTAATAATATCTAAGAAAAATGAAGTTTATTTGAAATTACAAGGAGAACCTTATATTTTTCAAGAACTTTCTGAAAGATTTACATTTGAAGTTCCAAATGCAAAATTCATGCCACAATACCGAAAAAAGTATTGGGATGGAAAGATTCGTTTATTTTCTACTGCAACTGGAGAAATTTATGTTGGGCTTTTAGATAAAATAATAGACTTTTGCGATCAACATAAGTATACTTATAAGTTTGTAGATAGTAAATTCTATGGAGTTCCCTTTGAAGTAAATGAACTTATTTCTAGAGAAGGTGTCTCCGATTATATGAAAAAAATTTCTAGTCATGATCCTAGAGATTATCAAATTGATGGTGTTTATAGTGCTTTAAAATATAACAGAAAATTATTAATATCTCCAACAGCATCAGGAAAATCTTTAATGATTTATTCTCTTGTTAGATATTTTACTGAGAAAAATATGTCAACATTAATTGTAGTTCCAACTACATCATTAGTAGAACAAATGTATAAAGATTTTACTGAATATGGTTGGAATTCTGAAGAGTACTGTCATAAAATTTATTCTGGAAGAGAAAAAATTACAAATCAACCTGTTGTAATTACAACTTGGCAGTCCATTTATAAATTAGACAAATCATTTTTTAAAAATTTTAATGTAGTAATTGGAGATGAAGCACATCTATTTAAATCTAAATCTTTAGTTGATATCATGACTAAGTTATTGGACTGCAAATATAGATTTGGTTTTACTGGAACTTTAGATGGAAGTCAAACTCATAAATGGATTTTAGAAGGATTATTTGGTCCATCTTACAATGTAACTAAAATTAAAGAATTAATTGATAGGGGATACTTATCTAAATTAGATATCAAAATTTTACTATTAAAACATAATTATGTTAAATTTGAAAACTATGGAAAAGAGATACAATTTTTAATTCAGAATGATCATAGAAATACTTTTATCAAGAATCTAGCTTTAGATTTGAAAGGAAATACTTTGATATTATTTACCCGAGTAGAAAGCCATGGAAAGGTTTTATACGACCTTATAAATAATTCCAAAGATGATAAGCGAAAACTTTTCTTTGTTCATGGTGGTGTAGATACTGAAGATAGAGAGAATGTAAGAAGTTTGACTGAAACTGAAGAAAATGCCATTATTGTTGCCTCTTATGGGACTTTTTCAACTGGTATTAATATTCGTAACCTTCATAATATTATATTTGCTAGCCCAGGCAAATCTAGGATAAGAAATCTTCAAAGTATTGGAAGAGTTTTAAGAAAAGGAACAAATAAAATAAAAGCAATTCTTTATGACATTTCTGATGATATCAGTAATAAAAAATTAAAGAACTATACTCTAAATCATCTAATGGAAAGAATCAAAATCTATAATGAAGAAAAGTTTAACTATGAAATTATTACCATTGATATGAAAAAACCATGAATGAAGAATTCTTAGCAATTGTTAAATTAACTTCTGGAGAAGAAGTATTAACTATAGTATGTGCATTTGATGAAGAAGATAGAACTTTATTAGCATTGAATAATCCCATCATAATGAAAGATATAGATACTCCCCTAGGTCCTGTAGTTAAAATAGAACCATGGATCAAGTATAGTGGTGAATCTTTATATTTTATTGATATGGATAAAGTTATGACTATGATTGAAGTAAAGGACTCTAAAATTATTAAGTTGTATAATCAATACTTATATGAAATTGATTCACAAAGAAATAAAAAAGCATTACCTAATAAATCAATGGGATACATCTCTAAACTAGAAGATTTCAGAAAGTCTTTAGAGAAGATCTTTAAGTCTTAAAGACTCTAAGAGACTCTAAAGTACCCCTTTAACCCTGACAGAGTTATCATAGCAGATTTCGGCAGTTTTGTCAACCCCCTTATTGACAAATCGGGATATATGTCTTATATTAGTAACAAACACGACTTCTACCATGGTTAAAAGAAAAAAAAATTCTGAACACTACGTTAATAATAGAGAATTTCTTTTGGCTTTGTCAGAATATAAAAATTCTGTAAATAAAGCAAAAAAGGAAGAACTACCTAGACCAAGGATACCCCCATATATTGGTGAATGCTTTCTTAAGATTGCAACACATCTATCGTATAAACCAAATTTTATGAACTACATGTTCAGGGAAGACATGGTTTCGGATGGTATGGAAAATTGTGTACAATATATTGATAACTTTGATCCAAACAGAGGAAACCCATTTGCATATTTTACTCAAATCATCTATTATGCATTTCTTCGTAGAATTTCAAAGGAGAAGAAACAATTGGAAATTAAAACCAAAATTTTAGAACAGTCTGGATTTGATCAAGTTTTTGGTTCTGATGGAAATATTTTAGATAGTTCAGAATCTGATTACAATGCAATTAAAAATAGTGTTCATAATAAAATGCTTTATAACTAATGAAAGTTGCTATTATTACTGATCAACATTTTGGAGCTAGAAAGGGAAGTAAGATTTTTCACGATTATTTTAAAAAGTTTTATGATGAAATCTTTTTTCCAACTTTAGAGAAAGAAAATATCAGCATATTAATTGATATGGGTGATACTTTTGATAATAGAAAGGTAATTGACTTTTGGAGTCTTGATTGGGCACAAAAAAATTATTATGATAAATTGAAAGAATTGAATATTGAAATTTTAACTGTAATTGGAAATCATACCGCTTATTATAAAAATTCAAATACTATTAACAGCATAGATTTATTATTAAGAGGATATGATAATATTAGAGTTATTTCAGAAACTGAAGAAATTGCAGTTGGAAATACTAATATACTATTCATTCCTTGGATTAATTCTGAAAATGAACCTTCAACTTTAAAAATAATTGAAAAAAGTAAAGCTAAAGTTGTAATGGGTCATTTGGAATTAACAGGATTTGAAATGTATCGGGGAATGCTTCAAGATCATGGAATGGATTCAACACCATTTAAAAAATTTGACAGAGTGTTTTCGGGACACTATCATACTAGAAGTAGTAATGGTAGAATTTTTTATCTTGGAAATCCTTATGAAATGTTTTGGAATGATCTCGGAGATTCACGAGGATTTCATCTTTATGATACTGAGACATATGAACTAACTACAATCAATAACCCATTTCGTATTTTTAAAAAAATCTATTACAGTGATACTGATCATCAAATGTTTGATTATCGGGATTGTAAAGATAAGTTTATTAAGTTGGTAGTTGAAAAGAAAACAAATCAGAAAAAGTTTGAAATTTTTTTTGATAAACTTTCAAAGTGTGGTTGTCACGAGATTAAAGTTATTGAAAATTTTAAAATCTCTGAAGCAGAAGATGTTGATTTTGAAAAAATTGAAGATACAATTTCAATTTTAAATCGTTATGTTGAAGAAACAGAACTTCCAATTAATAAGATTAAAGTAAAGACTCAACTTGAACAAATATATAAAGAAGCTTGCGAGCTAGAATAATGTATGTTATTGGATTAAAAGGAAAAGCAATTGAAGGATTGTATGCTGCCCCATCACAAACCGGTAAAAAAATTCTTTATATGTTTTCTGATCCTGATGATGCAAAAAGATTTGCTGGACTTTTAGAAGCTGACGATTATCCAGAACTTCAAATATACGAAATTGAAGATGATGTTGCTCTTAAAATATGCCAGCAACAAAATTACAGTTACTTTGTTATTGACTCAGAAGACCTATTGATTCCTCCAGATTATCATGATAGTTTTTAAGAAAATTAAATGGCGGAACTTTTTAAGTACCGGCAATCACTATACAGAAATTAATTTAAACGAAGTTTCAAATACCTTAATTATAGGTAGTAATGGAGCTGGAAAAAGTACATTTTTGGATGCATTAACCTTTGGACTTTTTAATAAACCATTTCGCAAAATTAATAAACCACAACTAGTTAATTCTACAAATGATTCCGACTGTGTAGTTGAAATTGAATTTGAAATTGGATCTATAGATTGGAAAGTTGTTCGTGGAATGAAGCCGAATATTTTTGAAATTTATAAGAATGGAAAAAAATTAGCTCAAAGTTCTGACATAAAAGAAGATCAAAAACTTTTAGAGCAAACTATCCTGAAATTAAATTACAAATCATTTACTCAAATTGTAATTTTAGGATCTAGTAATTTTATTCCATTTATGCAACTTACGGCTGCAAGTCGTAGAGAAGTAATTGAGGATCTTTTGGATATTAGAATTTTTTCATCCATGAATGATATTGTTAAAAATAAACTTAAAGAAATCCGAGAAGATCTAAAAACATTTTATGTAAAGAAAGAACTTTTTCAGGATAAAGTTAAAATGCAAAATAACTTTATTGAAGAACTTGAAAAAAGAGGTTTTGAAAATATTAATGAGAAAAAATCTAAGATTGAAGAATTGAATGAGAATGAGATTAAAATTTCCTCTGAGAATGATAATCTCGGAAAGGACCTTGCAAATTTTACTGAAGAGTTGGAGATAGTATCTGATGCAACAACTAACTTAAAAAAATTAGTAGGAGTGAAAGGAAAAATATCACAAAAAATCTCTTCAATTTTAAAGGCTCATAAATTTTTTACCGATAATACGGTTTGCCCTACATGTACGCAATCAATTGATGAAAGTTTTCGGTTAAATAAACTTGAGACTACAGAAAAGAAGAGTAAAGAACTTCATGATGGTTACAAGGAACTTGAAGATACAATTCAAAAAGAAGAAGATCGTGAAAAACAGTTTATTTCTCTTTCTAAAAAAATAACATCAATCACACATGAAATTTCTCAAAATAACCTTAGAATTTCTGGATTTAAAAGGCAGGTCAAAGATTTACGATCAGAAATTCAAGACATTGCCAACAAAATTGAAAACCAAAATATTGAACATGAAAAGTTAGAAAAGTATGAAGAAGATCTTCTTAAAATTCAAAATACTATTGACACTACTGGAGAAGAACTGAATCATTATGATTTCATCTATCAATTATTAAAAGATGGTGGAGTAAAAACTAAAATTATTAAACATTATCTTCCAGTTATTAATCGGAAGGTAAATGAGTATCTTCAACTCTTAGACTTCTATATTAATTTTAGCTTGGATGAAGAGTTTAATGAAAATGTAATTTCACCAATTCATGAAAATTTTTCATATTCATCTTTTAGTGAAGGTGAAAAAATGAGAATTGATTTAGCACTTTTATTTACTTGGAGAGAAATTGCAAGAATTAAAAACTCAGTGAATACAAACTTGTTAATTTTGGATGAAGTATTTGATAGTAGTTTAGATGGATTTGGTACTGATGAATTTTTAAAAATTATTCGGTATATTATTAAAGATGCTAATATTTTTATAATTTCTCATAAATCTGAATTAAATGACAAATTTGAAAGTGTCATCAAATTTGATAAAGTTCGTGGATTTAGTGCTATAGTCTAAATAGCTATAAACCTTCAATGAAAATTCCAAATTGGCAGCATCACTCTAAAAAGGATCAGAAACGAAGGCTTAAACCTCAAGCTCTTCGTCAAGCAAAAGCAAGAAGACAAGCACTCAAGAAACGTATCCAACAAGGCAGCCAGTATTCAAACTGGCCATTAAGGTGTCTATAAGGTATCTTTTTATGTATTATATGATCAGTTGAAACAAATTTCATGACCATTAATTACGAAGTCAAAGGAAATCTTGCTCGTCTTCTTGCTACTGAAGATCTCGTAGTAGAGCATAAGAAGGTCTCTACGGCCTGCTTTAACATCCATACGAGGGTTTTGACCCTTCCCATCTGGGAAAGGGCTTCTGCGACCGTATACGACCTTCTGGTGGGCCATGAGGTTGGTCATGCATTGTATACTCCAATAGAAGATTGGAAACAGATTCAAGATGTTCCAAAGTCTTATGTCAATATTACTGAAGATGCTCGTATTGAAAAATTGATGAAGCGTAGGTATAATGGATTGAATAGGATTTTTTATACTGGATACAAAGAACTTTATGATATAGATTTTTTCTGTCTGGGCGAAGATTTTGATATCACTACTTTCAATTTGGCAGACCGAGTTAATCTTCATTTTAAGATCGGTAATTTTCTAATTATTGAATTTAATGAAGAAGAACAGCAAATTTTAGATCTTATAGAGAAATCTGAGACTTTTGAAGATGCTCTAAATGCTGCTCGTCTTATGTACAAATATTGTAAAGAAGAACTAAAAAATTTAAATTCTATAAATGAGCATGTAGAGAACTATGAAATTATTTCTGATGGTGAAGCATCTTCAGAAATTTCCGAATCTACTTCGGAATTTACTCCAGAATCTTCAGAACAAGAATCTTCTCAAGGAAGTTCTACGGATGGTTCAAGTCCAGAACCAGAAACTACGGAAACTCCTTCTGATGGAGAGGCAAAAAATGAATTAGATGAATTGAATTCTGAATCTACAGAATCTCAATCAAAATCTAATCTAGGTGGAGACAAAACTGATTCTGAACCTACAGTTCGTACAGACAAAAGTTTTGAAGAATCTATTAAAAAATTAATTAATGGTACCAGTGAAGAAACTGTGTATGTTGAATTTCCAAAACTGAATTTGAAAAATATTATTATTGAGTCTGATATTTTTCATAGTAGACTTTTAAAATATTGGAAAGATGTTGATAGTGATACTTCAATACCGGATGGTAAATATTTGAAATATAAGCAAGATGCTCAAAACCAAGTCAATTATATGATGAAGGAATTTGAATGCAAAAAAACTGCGGATTCTTATGCTCGTGCAAAAACTTCTCGCACTGGAATTTTAGATTGCTCCAAGCTTCATACTTACAAGTATAATGAAGATCTATTTAAAAAAGTAACAACTCTATCTGATGGAAAAAATCACGGATTGATTTTTGTTTTGGATTGGTCTGGTTCTATGGATGGATGTATTTTTGATACTGTAAAGCAGATGTTTAATATTGTTCTATTCTGCAAAAAAGCTAGTATTCCCTTTGAAGTTTATGCTTTTTCAAATGAATATTATGAAGTGGAGAATGACAAAAAAATTATTCTAAAGAGATCCTATGAAATTGCAGAATATTTACTTTCAGTTCCAAGCGATTTTAAAATGATTAAAATTCTTACCAGCGAATCTAGAGTAAATATTTTAGATAGTTATATGAAAAATATTTTTCGTATTGCTTACTATTATAATGATCGTGGATATGCTTCCTATACTATTCCTGCATTTGCTTCTCTTTCTGGAACTCCTTTAAATGAGGCTATGATTAGTTTGGGGCAAATTATTCCAGAGTTTAGGAAAAAAACAAAGGTTCAGAAACTGCATTGTATTATTCTAACTGATGGAGATGCTGCTGGCATTCCATATCACAAAATGATTAAAACTAGTAATGGTGAAGATTGCTATATGGGATATCGCTCACTTCGCCCAGGAGTATGTCTTCGGAATCGTTCAACCGGAAAGACCTATAATTTAGATTCAGGTCATTATCAAATTAACTCTAAAATTCTTGAATGTGTAAAGGAAGCTAATCCTGAAGTTAATTTCATTGGAATACGTTTAGTGGAATCTGGTGAGTTTAATTATTTTATCAATCGTTATCCTATGGATGATGATAAAATCAAATCTCTGAAAGATGATTGGAAAAAAAATAAATCAATTAGTCTCACTAATTGTGGATATACCAAATATTTTGGAATATCTCTTAGCTCTTTAAATCAAGATAGTTCTTTAAAAGTAAAGCCAAATGAAAGCGTTCTAACTGCTTTTAAAAGATCTGTAAATTTGAATAAAATGAATAAAAAGTTTCTAAATGAATTTGTTTCTTTGATTTCTTAATATTGGGGGGTTTAGGCCCCCTTTTTTAATAAATAAAATAAAACTAATTAGAATTATGAATTCTAAAACAATACAAAGTTTAACAGAAGTTTATACTAGCATTTATGAAGATGCCCTTCAAGGTAGACTTTTAAAGAGGGATGATGCAACTCCATATAAGTTTAATCGCAAAGGCGGAGGATCTTCAACTACATTTAGAGCAACTGATCCAGTTTCAACTTCTAAACCAACATCTACGTCAGTTGAATCTCCTACTCCAAAAACATCTCCAGGTCAATTGTCATTAAATACATTGCGGGCTACTGGTGGTACTCCTGGCCCTCCTCCTGGAGCAACAGTTCGTGCCACAGGGCCAACTGGAAATTTTCCACAATTGAATCGTTATATCAATAAGCCAAGTTCGGGAATGTTAGTTCCTGCATCTAAAGCTTTGGGTATTGCTAGAGCTGCCAGAATTGGATCTCCTCTAGGAATTGTTGCTGCAGTTATGGAGCCAACTCCAACATCTTCACAAGATACTCCTTCTACTGCTCTTCTTTCAAAATCAACGAAGGCTCAGCAATCTGTTGGAAAATATAATACTATGGATCCTGGTGGAAGAATTCGGAATCGTTTAGCAGTTGGTCAAGGTAAAGTTGGAACAGTTGCTCAATCTTTTGACAAAGAATATGCTAAGCAAAAGTCTGCTGGAGCAAAGACATTCAATTTTCAGGGTAAAAGCTATACCACAGATTCTTATGATTTCTTTGATATGATGATGGACTATTTAATTTCTGAAGGTTATGCTGATACGAATAAAAATGCTATTGTAATTATGGCAAATATGAGTGAGGAGTGGAAGCGGAGTATTGTTGAAGAAACTACAAGAACCGAATATCTTCAAAAAAAATTTAATAAAGAAAACAAGAAAAAATCTGGTTCTGCTCTTACTTTTATTCCTGGAAAGCAAAATACTGGGCAAGCACTACAGAAAGCAAGAGAATCTGAAAGACATATGAGTGGTGATAAATAAACCACTTTCCAAACTGGCACAGGGGGGCTATGATAGCCCCCTTTTTCATGTAGTATTACATTGCTGATAACAAATGAACCAATGCCCAAAACAATTATGATGACTGATGATCAGATCCTTCAAGATCTTAAGGCTACTTATGGTCCAGAAATAACCTCAGGTGATATTCGTGGATATTGTGCTATGAAAGATATTTCATATCCCACTGTAACTCGTCGTTTGGAAAAATTTAAAACTGGTCACGGTAAGTGGAATCTTGAGATTACTCCTCAAGAAGTTGAAAAAATTGAAAATGCATATATTGCTCCTGCAGCAATTCCAGCAATTGAACAAAATCTTATTCCAGAAAAAGATGATAACTTTGTCAACTTTGGCAATTTCTTAGACATTAAAAAAGTCATTTCTACTCGTTTGTTTTATCCCACCTTCATTACTGGCCTTTCTGGTAATGGTAAAACTTTTTGTGTAGAACAAGCTTGTGCTCAACTAAAGCGAGAACTTATTCGTGTAAATATTACAATTGAAACTGATGAAGATGATCTTATTGGCGGTTTTCGTCTTATTGATGGGGATACCGTCTGGCACAACGGCCCAGTCATTGAAGCCCTCCAACGAGGAGCTGTATTGCTTCTTGACGAAATTGACCTTGCCTCTAACAAAATTCTCTGTCTCCAATCTATCCTGGAAGGGAAGGGAGTATTCCTTAAAAAAATTGGAAAATTTATTCAACCAAAACCCGGATTTACAATCATCGCAACCGCCAATACTAAAGGCAAAGGTTCAGATGATGGAAGGTTCATTGGAACTAATGTGCTCAACGAAGCCTTTCTTGAAAGGTTCTACATCACCTTAGAGCAAAAGTATCCCCAAACGGCTATTGAACTTAAGATTCTGGAAAAAGTTTGTTCCAGTTTGAATATTGAAGATTGCAGTGAATTTTGCAATTACCTAGTTCGTTGGGCAGATAACATTCGTAAAACCTTCTATGATGGTGGAATTGAAGAGGTAATTAGTACTCGTCGTTTGGTTCACATCATTCGTACATATGCAATCTTTAAGAATAAAGACAAGGCCATTCGCCATTGCATCAATCGGTTTGATGAAATCACCAAACAATCGTTTATGAATTTGTACAATGCGGTTGATGGAACCGGTGAATCTGAAGAATTTAAAGAATCTAATTCTTCAAATGTAGTTGACAAAGATGAATCGGTATGATATAATTTGGGGAGGCATGTCCTCCCCCTATAATTCAAATTATGTCTGAAACATCTGATACCAAATATACCTTGAAATGCAAGGAAACTAATACTATTGATCTTCATTGGAAATATAATGAAGATAAAATTTTAAAAGAAGTTCAAGAATATGTTGCTAGAACTTACCATTCACACTACACCTCCGAAAGTTCAAAAGTCCAAACTCTAGATTTGATTGAATCTATTGGTGATGCTGAACCATTTTGCCGAAGCAATGCAATTAAGTATTTGAGTCGGTTTGGTAAGAAGAATGGTAAGTCCAAACTTGATATTCTCAAAGTAATTCACTATTGTATTTTACTTTATCATTTTGCTGGTCTTGACAATGAAACTAAGGGAACCTATGAAACTTTCTGACAAAACAATTTCACTGCTTAGGAACTTTGTTGATGTGAATCAATCTTTGATGTTTCGTTCGGGCAATAAAATCAAAACAATGTCCCTGATGAAAAATCTTTTTGCTGAAGCTTCAATTACTGAAACGATTCCTCGGGATTTTGCAATTTATGATCTGGGCCAATTTTTGAATGGAGTGTCCCTTCATCAAAATCCAGAAATTACTTTTGATAATGATTCTTACCTAACAATTCATGGTGGCGGTCATAAGACAAAATATTATTTTGCAGATCCATCTCTTATTATCAGTCCTTCACTGGATAAGGAAATTAAACTTCCATCTGAAGACGTTTGTTTTGAACTCAGTTCAGATCAACTTAAAAGTTTATTGAAAGCTTCTGCAGTTTATCAAATATTTGATCTTACTGTAATTGGAGATGGTAAGTCAATTAAACTATTGGTAAGGGATAAAGAAAATTCAACTTCTAATGAATTTTCTATTAATGTGGGTCAAACAGATTCAATCTTTACCTTCAACTTTAGGGTAGAGAATTTAAAGATTCTTCCTGGAAAATACGAAGTTGTCATTTCGCAACAAAATTTTTCTAGGTTCCGTCATACGACTATAGATCTGGTATACTACATTGCACTTGAACCCGATTCCACTTTTGGCGAATGAATGTTTTTGTGACAAATAAATTTCCTGCAGAAAGTGCAATTGTACTTCCTGACCGACATATAACAAAAATGCCAGTAGAAACTTGCCAACTTTTGGCAATCGTGGCATCTAAATGGTATCATAATTACGGCACTCTTCCCAAAGCAGATGGTACACCTTATGCAACTGAAAAGGGTGCTTTTCGTAATCACCCCTGTACTCAATGGGTTGCGAAGTCCATTCATAATGCGTATTGGTTGATTAAACACGGTATGAATCTCTGCGATGAGTACTCTGTACGATATGGTAAAACACATTCGTGCTATAATACTCTTTTACACGCATATTATCTTTTTCCAAAAGGTAAGATTACCAGTGTAGAAAACTTTGTTCGTGCGATGCCTGATGAGTATAAACTTGACGACAGCATTGACACTTTTACTGCTTACAAGATGTATATTGCATCCAAGCCTTGGGTGAAAGATAATTATCTTCGTATTCCGTCCAGAAAACCTGATTGGGTATGATTATGAGTCAGATTAAAATTTTGAATGAAATTTTAACCGAAATTAATAACATTCCTTTGATTTATTTATATGATGAAAACTGAAAAAACTGATTTTCTTTGGGTAGAGCAGTATAGGCCAAGAATAATTGAAGATTGCATTCTTCCGCCAGACATTAAACAGACTTTTAAAGATTTTGTAAAACAAGGAGAAATACCCAACCTTCTTCTTGCTGGCCCTCCGGGAATTGGTAAAACTACAATAGCTAAAGCATTGTGTAATGAATTGGGAGCAGATAACTATGTAATTAATGGTAGTGATGAGGGAAGATTTCTTGATACAGTTAGAAACCAAGCAAAGAACTTTTCTACAACCGTTTCACTTACATCGGATGCTAAGCACAAAGTCATCATTATTGACGAAGCTGATAACACAACCAACGATGTACAACTCCTCTTACGGGCGAATGTTGAGAAGTATTATAGCAACTGCAGATTTATATTTACCTGCAACTATAAAAACAAAATCATTGAACCACTCCATTCCCGTTGTTCCGTTGTGGACTTTAGAATTGGATCTGAACAGAGAGCACAACTATCAGCAGAATTTTTCAAAAGAATCTCAGAAATCTTGCTTGAGCAAAAAATTGAATACGATAAGAAAGTTCTCTTTCGGTTAATTAATAAACATTTTCCCGATTGGAGAAGGGTTTTAAATGAATGTCAACGATATTCAGTATCTGGTAAAATTGATTCTGGTATTCTTGTAAATTTTTCGGACATAAAAACAAATGATCTCATTAAACATATCAAAGAGAAGAACTTTACGGAAGTTCGTAAATGGATTGTTTCAAATCTTGATAATGACTCTAGTACTATTCTTCGGAGTGTATATGATGCTTTATATCAACATTTGGATGGTCCCAGTATTGCTGCTTGCGTACTTATTGTGGCAAAGTATCAGTACCAATCGGCTTTTGTAGCAGATCAAGAGATAAATCTTCTTGCCGCATTTACTGAGATAATGGTGGAGGCAAAATTTAAATGAGTATTGAATTGAAGGATTGGTTGAATTCAATTAATCAGACAAAGATCAGTATAATGAACACTGATCCTGATAGTGTTCATGATTATGTACCTTATGTTATTAATAAATGTTTTTCGGGGCATATTGATTCTATAATGTTTGCAAATGAAATGAATATAAATCATTTCTTGAATAAAAAAATGCAGTATGATTTTTTACTAAATAGTTTGAGAAAAAGGAAGAGATTTTCTCTCTGGCCCAAGAAAGAAAATATCAAAGATCTTGAATGTGTCAAATCATACTATGGCTATAGTAATGAAAAGGCAGAACAAGCTTTGAGAATTCTGACTGAAGATCAAATTAAATTTATTAAAAAAAAGCTTGAAACTGGAGGATTAAAATGAGTGTTATACAGGAACCCGAAGTAAATTGGTCACCAGACCAAATGGTTGAAGTGATTTTAAATGAGCCAGATGATTTTCTGAAGGTTCGTGAAACACTTACCAGAATTGGTGTAGCCAGTAGAAAGGAAAAAAAGATCTATCAGTCTTGTCATATTTTGCATAAGCAAGGTAGATATTATATTGTTCACTTTAAAGAACTTTTTGCTCTTGATGGTAAACATGCAAACTTAACTGTAAATGATGTTCAACGTCGTAATCGTATTTCCCAACTTCTTGCCGATTGGGGATTGATTGAGATTGTTGACATTAATAGGATTCAAGATATTGCCCCTTTGAATCAAATCAAAGTCCTTTCATATAAAGAAAAGGATGAATGGACTCTTGAAACTAAGTACAATATTGGTAAAAAGAAAAAGGTTCAGGAAACCGAATAATTTTTGTGGGGTTTTCATGCCCCATTTTTTTTAATTTGTATTATAATTAGTAATGTCAGATGCTTCGGGTCTGACATTATAAACCTCGCTTTTAAGGAGAACCTTCATGTTTAATTCTACTATCACCAAATATTATTCATCAAATAATGGACTTGAAAAATTAGTTCAAGATATTGGAAAAAATTCAATTGGAATGGATGAATGGTTTCACAGATTTGGATCTCTTCATGAATCCACATCAAATTATCCACCATACAATTTAATTAAAGAAAATTCCACAGAGTTTACTTTAGAAGTTGCTCTTGCTGGATATAAAAAGGAAGACATTGAAGTTAGTACAGAATGGAATACATTATTTGTTGGGTGCAACAAAGTAAAAACTGAATGTGACTACATACACAAAGGAATTGCTTGTAGATCATTTTCTAAAACATGGACACTTTCAGATGATGTAGTAGTTGGCGATGTATTTTTTGTAGATGGACTACTTACAATTAAACTAACTAAAATTATTCCAGATCATCAAAACAGAAAAGTTTATGATATTTCATAATAAATAGTGTTGCTATCGTTGCCGTTGGGGAGAGGATGATTACGACTATCCATCTCCCCCTTTTCCTAAATACAAATAAAAATGAAATATAATTCTTTTTTTGAGCAAAGAATAACTTTCAATTATCATGATGAACTTAACTCTAAACTTTGGAATAATTTTAAATTAAAGTCAGAGGTTAGAATAAAATTAGCTATGATTGGGAATTCTTGGGCAGATTTTGCAAATATTCCCAGAAAGGCAATTAAAGATATGATAATCGTTGGAGGTAATGCAAACTACAATTATACCAAATATTCTGATATTGATCTTCATCTTGTTGTAAGTAAAGCAGAACTTCCAGATTGTCCAGACTTAATTGATGATTATCTGCAAGATAAAAAACAGTTATGGGCTTTTACTCACGACATTAAAATTTATGGTCATGATGTAGAACTTTATGCCGAAGAAGAAGGTTTACCCAGACCTTCAAATCAAGGAGTATATTCTATTAAATTTGGTAGATGGTTAGTAAAACCTGAAAAAATTAATCCCAATATTGACAAGATTTTACTTAAGAAAAAAACTAAAGATATTATGACTAAGATTGATTTTTTTATTAATGGGAAATCTGATGATATTGAAGAAATGAAAAGACTGAAAGATAAAATCAAAGATATGAGGTCCTCTGCAATTCGTAGGGGTGGAGAATTTTCATTAGAAAATTTAGTCTTTAAAGAACTGAGAAACAATGAATATCTGAAAAAATTTTCAGATTATATTATGTCTAAAAAAGTAAAAGAACTTTCACTATAGAGGAACCATGGACGATCTTGAAACAATTGAATTAATTGATGATATTCAGCAGGAATTTGAAACTGAATTTGATTCTGAAGAACCTGAAGTAGTTATCAAATGTATTTTATTCAAAAATGGAATTTATATTATATCTTTTATTGAGGAACTACTTGTTGATTTTGGTCAACCAAATTGTAAATTGATAAATCCAAGAACTATTAAATCAGATTCGCTTGAGAGGTGGCCTCTTCATACGGATCAGGAAGAATTAATTATTTCTTCAGAAAATTTCTTGACAATTTATGAGCCGTCTGCTATACTACTGGAAAGGTATATGAAGACTGTTGGGGAATGAGGTTTTACACAAACGTCCAATTGGTTGGTAACGAATTTTTAGTTCGGGGATATGATGGTGAAGACTCATTTATGACAAGAGAAAGATATTCTCCAACATTGTTTTTACCTTCTCCCAAACCCACAGAATATAAAACTTTAGATGAAAAATATGTAACACCAATAAAACCAGGAACAGTTAGAGATTGTAGAGAACTCTATAAGCAATATGAAAATGTAGATAATTTTAAAGTTTACGGAAATAATCGGTTTATCTATCAATATATTTCCGATAATTATTCAGAAGATGAAATTAAGTTTGATATCACAAAAATTAAAATTTTTACACTTGATATTGAAGTTGCTTCCGAAAGTGGATTCCCTACAGTTCAAGATTGTTGTGAAGAGCTGTTAACTATTTCAATTCAAGATTATGCAACTAAGGATATTATTACTTGGGGATGTAGTCCTTTTATTCAGCAACAAAAAAATTCAACATATATTCTATGTCAAGATGAGTCAAATCTTCTTCAAAGATTTCTTTATTTTTGGGAAAATAATTTTCCAGATGTGATTACTGGGTGGAATTGTAGTCTTTATGATATTCCTTATATTACCCGAAGAATTTCTAGGATCTTTGGAGAATCCGAAGCTAAGCGTCTTTCTCCTTGGAAGTTATTAACTGAAAACGAAATTCAAATTAATCACAAAGATCATATTGTGTGTGATATTGGAGGAGTTACTGTTCTTGATTATTTGGATCTTTACAAAAAATTTACTTATGTAAACCGAGAATCATATCGCTTAGATTACATTGCTGAGGTTGAACTTGGATCAAATAAATTAGATCACTCGGAATTTGAAACTTTTAAAGAGTTTTATACTAAAGATTGGCAAAAATTTGTAGAATATAATATCATTGACGTAGAACTTGTTGATCGTTTGGAGGATAAACTTAAGTTGATTGAACTTGCAATTACTTTGGCATTTGATGCTAAGGTAAATTTTGCAGACGTATTTTATCAAGTTAAGATGTGGGATACAATCATCTACAACTATCTGAAAAAACGTAATATTGTAATTCCGCCAAAGGAAAAGGCCGATAAGGATTCTAAGTATGCTGGTGCTTATGTAAAGGAACCTATTCCTGGAATGTATGATTACGTGGTAAGTTTTGATTTGAATTCGCTTTATCCACATTTGATTATGCAGTTTAATGTAAGTCCCGAAACTCTTATGGATGAGAGACATCCAAATGTTACGGTTGATAAGATTCTAAACCAAGAGATTGATTTTGAACCTTATAAGGATTATGCGGTATGTCCGAATGGTGCAATGTATCGCAAAGATGTTCGTGGATTTCTTCCAGAATTGATGGAAAAAATGTATAATGAAAGAGTCATATTTAAAAAGAAAATGCTTGAGGCAAAAAAACAATATGAAA